CCTGCCGATGTATACCGCTGTATAAACATACGGACATCATTACGCATAATGTCAATTTTACGTAATTATGTGCGATAACAAACCGCGCCACGACAACGTTCATGACGTATGCTACTAACGGTAGTTATACGCTGCTTTATACATTGGCGGTGCATCAACGTTTTTAACGATGGCCGGCGTATTATTTCCCGTATCCGTTGCATAAATACTGGCGGGATATTCGGATGATCGAGCGGTTAGCTACCGTATGCCAGGCGCTAGAGCTGACGTATCTCAATCCGTTATTCGACAACCCCTCGAGTTTCGACAAGGCGTCTCCGCTGGTAGCTCCGTGCTAATGTTTTAGGCGTTATGACTCCGCTTCTATTACGTCATGTTACCGTCTATTTGCATTGGCTATCCGTGTTTCTTCTATTATAAGTAACGCTTATTGATACGCAGTAATACGATAAGAGAAACCTATCGGTAAAATCGTGCACTTTTTCGGGCATCTATCGGTAAAATCGTGCACCTTCAAATATCCGCATATATCTACGTTTATCTCCCAAATGCTCCCGAATGCTCCGTTTTTCATCACTCAAGTAGGGTGGTTATTTCTTAATCTTCTAAACCCTGCGCCTTCGTTCCGTTTCACTACACTCGTCGCCACGACTCTTTTATTGCTTACGCTTTTAAAGACCATCGATAAAGTAATATAGGTAGCAAGACGGAGCGTTAGCGACGGATTGCAAGGTTTTACCTATACGCTATACAATCCGCCATCCTCAACGCTTAATGTCCGCTAAATCCTAAACGGAATATCTCACGCAATGTAGCGTCTGGTTCGCCAGTTCTGCGGTAGAATATAAACGGATTCAACTTGTAGTACTTCGTATTGCCTCGTCTGATCTCCGCAAAGACGAACTCATCACCGAGCTTCATTCGCCTTAAATACGTATAGACAGTCTTTTCGCTAACACCGGTAATCTCTGCGATTTGCTGCTTCGATAACTTATCGACTCGCTCTACGTCTTGCTCAAACGGATTCTCACAGACGGTATTTGTTTCGAAGTGTATATGCGGTAGTAACTTATAAATGAAACCGAGCTTCTTCGCATTCTTAACGTTGTATAACGATCGCACCTTCGCCGAGAACGTCTTGATAACGTGTCGGTTATCGGTTGCTCCCTTAAAGTGGTACGCTGGATTAACACGAAACTTGCCGTTATCCTCCGCTATGATTTCGTTAGTAGTCATCGCCTTAATAAACGACTTAAACGCACGATCCGCAAGACCTAGCGCCTTTTGTATGTCCGCTCGATTCATCGGTTTATTAACGCCAGTAAGTACGCCGTCATAGTCGATATACGTCTGTAGATAAAGTAAATAGCCGCAATACTTATCGTCTAGTGCTGCGATTACTTCCGGTAAGTTAAGCATGTTGCCGAATGTGAATTCTCGCTGACGACCGCTTTCAAGTGCGGTGTTCCTCCGCTTAAATGATTCGTCCTGGTTGCGGTGTCTTAGCGTGTATTCTTGCGATAAATCCTCGCCAGTGGATACGTCGATTACTCGTAAAATTGTCAATTCGATTTCCCCTCCGATTTAATAGTCGAATAAATCCGACGAACGTCGAAAGGGCTGGTCGGAGCATACCCGACTCTTGCCTTAGCCCAAAATAAAAAGCCCGCCTAAGCGAGCCTTAATTAAAATGCGATTACTTCAGCGTCCATATCACTATGGTCAAGCGCCAACTCTTCCGCTTCGTCAGCCGTATCAAATGTCGCGTAGGTTGCGCCGTCTTCCGTTAATAAGTAGAATTCTTCGTTTACTAATACGCCGTATTTCATAGTATCAATCTCCCCGTCTATTTAATTTTGAAGGAAAATACCCCTTCATACTATAGGCCGTAAAACAGGCAAAAATATGGAGTCGTAACAAAACTGTAATATTAAGGTAAGCTAACGTAATGCGTATTACCCTTCCCCTTATTGCCGTTAAACTAGGCTGTTTTATGCCGTTTTATAAGAACTCTATGAAATATTTCGTCAACGGCCCGTTAAATTGACGTAGATCAGCGTTATCATGCTGCAGTCTTACTCGTACCTTATGGGATTCGACACTATCCATTCCTGGCGCATTCTTTACGAGTTTGTTTCCGTCAGCCTCTAAATGAAATTGTCTGCTTTCCGGAGAATAGAACGACATTTCCTTTTCGCGATTCCTTGTGCGCATCTGCCTGTCAGTTAGAATCAAATCTTCACCGTCGATATTTTCCATGAAACGAATTATCCACGTACTAAGACGATCCAATTCTCTACCCTCCGGCATTTCCCCGCGCTCACTAAAGTATTCCTCCGTTATCTTAGCGACGATGTCGCCCTTTTTCATTGCATTAGCTCGCATGGCTTTGTAAATATCCTCTGCCCTATCCGTGTCTCCTTCCCGCATTGCTAATGCTAAATGCTTCCGTAACCCTCTCTGCATAAGGTCTAACTCATTATCAAATAGTTCGTTTATATTAATGGCCGTGTTTTTCAACGTATACCTCCTCGTCGTATCCCTGTGATTCTGCGACTTTATTGATTGCTCGGTCTACCCTAGTAGAGACCTTCGACTGATCTATTCCCATCTCTGCAGCCGCTTCTTCTTGCGTCAATTTCGCAATAAACACAAGGAATAGGGCTTCTTTTTGCTTCGTAGTTAGTTTCGCGTCTATTAACGCCTGTTCGAAGTCCATCAATACAATAAGGGCGTCAAAGTCGCTCTCCTTCCGTGCCAAAGTTTCTAGCTTTCCGTAATCCTCGAAAAGGTGGCGGACGCCGAACGGATTGTCCAGCGGATACCTCGCCTCATAAATTCGTTCGCGCTTGTTTAAGTCGACTGAAACTGCGCCCATTATTCGTCCTCCTCTATTTCATCACGGCAGTCTTCGCAAACATAACCGTAAAATCGTAAATAATACAGCGTTTCGTGAGTCATAACGTGTTTACCGCAGTTTCTGCAGAACTCCTCACGCAGTGGCTTGCCGTTATATTGAACATCGATGTCTCTCACTTTTCGCCATCCTCCGTTAGTTTAGTATTTTCGTAGTGCCCCGCCTCTTCCTGCGTCAAATCCTCCTCGTAAACCAGGCGTAGAGCCTGCGCCTGACGGCTTGTGAGCCCCGCTAGTTCAACGGCCTTGCGTAAGTCTACGAGAATATCAACCGCAGCGTAATCGCCCTGATATTGCCTATTTATCAGCGCGTGGTAGTCCGAGAGAAGGATGCGTAGGTTGGCCGGATTGTCGAGCGCCGGGTACTTCGCCTCGAGACTGCGTTCATTTATTTCTAAATCGCGTTTAACGCTGCCCACTCGACCGCCTCCATTCCGCCACTATCGCGTCTTGCCACGAATAGTCCATCGATGACCATTCGACGCCATCCACGACATACTCTTCTCCCATTCCAAGCGTGAATTCATTCCAGCGCTGTGGTCCTTCATATTGTGCTGCCTTGTTTGATCCGTCTGAATCTCCGTTTGTTCTATCGAAGAAAAATTCGCTATTATCTCCGCCGCGTTCCGCCCAACTCGGTATGTTCGGATATAAATTTGACCGCACTAGTTCGTATTCAACGTCGGCCAAATCTTCGACTAGCTCGTCAAGTTGCGTCAATCCGTCGCCCCATTTATCAGTCGACTTGCCGTCTTTGTCGTAACCGATGTCCGTCACTCTCGCAAAGTATGCCGGCATTTGACCTGCGAAGAATTCCGCTTTAAATTGCATGTCATTTCCGCGATGACCGAGTATTCTTTTATCTACGGATAGTCGTGGCGTACCTGGCGGTGCTTTTCGTAAAATAATAATCTGCGTAGCTATAGTTGTACCGACGTGGGCAAACGTTTCGCCAGGCAAATGGATCGTCGCAAATTGCCAGCAAGTTTCGTGCATTAGCTTTCGAAGTTTTGCGTTGGCTTGAGCAAACGAAATGCCCATCGGTAATACTAAAGCAATATATCCGCCAGGCTTTACAGCCTTAATCGCAAGCTCAATGAACGCCGTTTCAGACTTTCCTTTGCGCTTTCCTTTGGACGCCTTGCCTAATGACGCCCAATCCTCGCCCGTATTATCGAATTCAACGCTAACTCCGTAAGGAGGATTTCCGATAATCAAATCGTAATAATCACGCCTGTCATGTACTAACGCATCACCCTCGATAATTTCCGCGTTAGGGTATAGTAGCGACGCAACCTTTGCCGAGGTCTTGTCAAGCTCTAACGCTGTGATATCCGCATCAGATGGCGCATGCTCTAGGAATACGCCGGAGCCCACTGAAGGCTCTAAAACTTTCGGATTTTCAGGCAATCTCGGTGCCAACACCTGCCAGATGAACTTTGCGACGTGTGTAGGAGTGAAGAACGCCCCACCGCTAAATGCATTAGGTAATAACCCGCCTGCAGATGTGTAGTTTTGACGTAAGAACTCAACGTCCTCCTTCGTGATTTGATCGCGTGGCTTTGCGATTATTTCCATTGATTTAACGTTACCTTCCCATCGTTTACGATCTGCTTTTCCCATAAGTTCGCCCCTTTCGTCTAAATATGTCGAAATTCGACCGTTTAGTCTAACTTGTCATTATCGTTTAATTTCGTTATAATTGCGTTAAAAAGATCGGAGTTGTTACATATGCCATTCCTACCGTTAACCCTCACTACCCACGGAGGATCATCGCTCACCATCGACGTGCAGCATCGCCTGCGTGTCTCTAGCGCCGCCATGCGTGAATTAAAACTTTCCGCCTACCAATACGTCGTTGTCAGCGTTGACGTCGAGAATAAGCGGGTTGGGCTTGCAAAACAGGAGCTCGCCAAGGTTCCGAATGCCAGCGCCGTCAAAGTGGATAAGCGTGGCTATTTGGGAACGAAAGCGGGCAAGGAGATTATCGCGAAACTGGCGCTGACTAATGAAAACCTTCCCGCCAAGTTTGCCGACATTGGCTGGGAAGATCAGAACGGCGTCAGGTGGCGTGCGTTTGAGTTACTCACCGATGTAAGATAATAAACGCTTGCCTAGTGCGCTTATTACGTTTACAGTCACGGCGTTTCCGGCCATTTTGTATAATTGCGAGTTTGATATGCCGTTTGCCGTCAGCTTATCGAACTCTGCGTCTGGAAATCCTTGAAGGCGGAAACACTCGCGCGGTGTTAGCTTGCGGATACGGTAACGCGGTGCAATTTCTTCTACGTGAGTTCTCCGTCCCTTTCCGATACCGCTTGGCGCAATCCCCTTCGTATAATTAGCATCGATACAATAAGCAAGGTTTTCGGGATTTGCAATCTCTGCCATTTTCGCTTCAACTGCAATCTTCGGCTCCTGCCTTCCTCCTTGCATTGTTACGAGTGTAGGAGAAATTCCTTCCGGAGAGTAAACACGATTCCATTGGTCTTTACCTGGAAGGGCTAGTTTACCAAGCATCTGCGGCTCAACAACGCCTTGATTTATTCCGCTTGCTTCCAACGTGTTTGCCATCTGCTTACCGATCCGCCCTCTTCGTGTTTTACTGTCGGGAAATTGGAAGTTAACCGCGTCACCTTCTTCCGCAACAGCATATCCTTGCTTCGTAGCTTCCTTTACAGCAATACCGTTCTCTAGCTGGGTCACCAATTTCGCCGTCTTTTCCTCGCTAAGATAAAACTTCTCATCAACGTCACTCTCTAGAATGTCACGCAGCCTAACCGTTACTTCATTTTGCGATGGCCAGTCGAAGTTAAACGTCTTGACTCCTAATTGCGCTATCCTTCGCTTCCCTTTCGCCACCACATCTGAACGCTTGCCGACGTTCCATTCGCTAGGCTCGATTAAGTTATTGCGGACGGCTACGATAAAGATTCTTTCCCTATTCTGCGGAACTCCGAAATACTTCGAATTCATTACCTCGAAATCTACTGTATAGCCGATTTCATCTAGCGTTTGGATGATTGTGCCGAGCGTTTTGCCTTTATCGTGCGAAATCAATCCCTTCACGTTTTCGAGCAACATCGCTTTCGGCTGCTTAGCCTTCGCAATCCTCGCAATCTCGAAGAATAGTGTTCCGCGAGCCTCTTCGAAGCCGAGCCGTTTGCCTGCGACCGAGAACGCCTGGCACGGAAATCCGCCGACAAGCAAGTCGTGATCGGGCACGTCTTCGGCTGCGACTTTGGTTACGTCGCCGACCGTTGAGTGTCCGTATAGTACCTCGTAGGCTTGATTGGCGTATTTATCAATTTCGGACGCCATTACGCAACTGCCTCCGAGTCTGTTTAGCGCCTGTTCAAAGCCTCCGATGCCACTGAATAATGATACGTAGTTGAATGGTTTGCCTTCGAACGTTTCTTCTTTTACTTCGTTTAAGTTCGTCAATTTATCGCTTCCTTTCGGACTATTAGTTTCTATTAAATTGTGCGTCTGACCTATATACAACGCCCCAGCAATACCGTCCTCTTTGTAGTAAAAATACTCTGCAGCGGCAACTCCCTTAGAGGTCAGCCCGTATATTACGTTTTCGGATTCTCTCCATTCAAATACTCGTTCTAAAAATTTACTCAATGGATCACCTCAAATAATTTTTTATAAAGTGTTTACATCGTAAACGGATATGTTATAATAAGATTAATAAAACAACCGGAGGCGATTTAAAATGATTAAATTTTCTTGTGTGAAAGACGTTAACCCTTACTTTACAAAAGGCAAAGTTTATGAAGGTTACGAAAACAAACACGGTGAGCTTTACGCTACTGATGATTCAAACAAAAACTTCAACGTAGGGATCAACGCTAACGACGAATGGTTCCAAGAACATTTCGTGATTGTTCGATGAAAATTCCGAAACTACTCACTAAATCCGATATGGCAATGCGCTGGAACGTTACTCGTCAAGTCGTTAACAACTGGTCCAATCGCCACGAAGACTTCCCGCCTGAGATTACTCGTGTTGATAATGACCGCCTTCCGCTGTATTTAGAAACAGATGTAATTAGATACGAGGAGGCACGCGGACTTTCCTAGCGTGCTTCTTTTATATCCGCCACAATAGCGTCAACCTGCGCCTTCAAATCGTCAACACTTCCGTCATTAACAATCTCGTAATCTACCTCGAACCCATCAATCGCCAGCTCCGTAGAATGCACTAAGTCATTCTCTACAAAACTATCGCCAGCCTCAATCGCCCGAGCAATCCGCACCTCATCCGGAGCCGTTACGCGAATCAACGTAAAGCCATTTTCGCGACACCAGGCGACCTCATTTGCCTGCCTAACGTCGGTCAGCACGATGCCCACTCGCTCGGCTCCGGTATTCACGCGAAAGTCTAGCGCACCTTGCACCGCTCGCTCAGCGTGCTTCACCCATACGTCCGGATCGATTTCACGCATTAGCTGGCCGAAAGCCTGAAAGAGCGCCCGTGGCTTGCTCGATTGCGGAATCCAAGGAAATACTTCGTGTGCATGGCGCTTAAGTGCGTCGCCAAATGCTACGCGATTGAAGCCGTGGCGGATGTAGAGGTGCTGCGCTACTTCGTCCTTGCCGGC